CAATAGATCGCGGTCCATTCGTAATGTCCTGAGTGTGAAATCTTCAATAACAACTGCTGCGACTGGCCACAATTTAATAAATTCGGCCAAATCATAAATCCCAGAAAATTCTCCATCTGTACTAATCCCATCATGAAGTGAGGAGTGGAGATTACCTCTGTGTGTACCGCAATCAACTTGTCCATGTTGGTGGCAGAATATATTATCCAAGAAATCAGCATTTGTTTGCACCAGTGATTCAGGATGAACGGAAAGCAATGACCAACCAGTTGTCCCGCCAGGGTCTATGGCAATCACTGTTGTCTCGCCATAAGTGATTTCGCTTTCAGTAATGTAGCCTTTGCGGCGTCGTCTAAACTTCGTGATATCAATAGTCGCGATACCACGCATTGGTGCAGTTGTCAATGAGCACCTCCGTTAGACTATTGACTTACTCTTGCCGCCGCAGGGTCCAACATCCATTCTTCATCATGAATAACCATATCATCGCCAACTACTGCAGGATTACCCCATTGACTGGTTCGTATCCCTTTACCAGCAAATTCCTGTACACGATCGCGAATTGTACATGCCCTATCTACATCGCTGAGAAACTGGCATGAGCCTTTTTGGTAGCAGATTGGTTTGAAGATAGTACTTAGTTCATTGAATTGCCATTCACTAGAATGTACTGGACCTAGCGATTCATCTGTTGCATATGTTTCTCCGCGGCCATATTCGCGTATGGCTTCCATTATTCGGAGCCAGACGAGTCTCCACTCGAATTGTGCTTGCGTACATAGTCGAAGCCCAGCATGTTCAAGCAGACCACGCAAGCTCGTGTTGTAATTGATCCGTGTAAGTAGGTTTGTTGGTAGCAAGCCCCTAGCATCTTCTGCTGGCATTCCAGAGTTGATGAGACTATTGTATGCATCGGTGATGTGTCTGACACAGTCATCCCAGACCACCTTCCAGTTTTCCTCTTGGGCCATTCGCTGGCCCTGGATGCTTGGCGGGTAGCCTACTGGAACATCTTCCTTGACAGCAAAACGTGTGGACTCTTGAGTGTAAGTTGCAGTTCGCTGTCTGACCATTTGGTGAGTAAAGCCCCTGGTGACTCCACTAATGAGGAAATGGAAATTGACAAATTCAAGTGGGGCAGCCAGAGCATTCTTACGCACGTCGTCCAAATAGTGTCGTCGCTCCTCGTCACTAATGAGTGCGAGTGTCTCCACGTATTCGCCTTTGTACATTTTTGCAGCAGCTGCGATCGTTCCCAAGGGGTCAGAATTACAACTGAGAAGCTGTACCCGTGGGCCAGATTCTTTGTCAATTGGCGCGGCTTTGAACATAGCCACGTCAGCCCATTTTTGAACATCTTTAGTCATTGTTCCTCTCCTTGCGGTTGCTGACCAGACATATGAGCCCACTCGCGATACATTAAATCTTTCAGTGGGATCACAACGCACTCCACTGGCTCGTCACCTAGCATGACATCGACTATTTTGTAGTCAACGTTAATAGCTTGTAGCGCTTTCATTATTGGGGTATATTCCTGTTGGCCACCTTTGAGAATCCTCGCGAGCTTCCCAAATGCTTCAAATTGTTCTTGTGTCGGAGGCTGCCCTTGTTGAAATGGCCTAGTATTATCGGCCATTAGTCCAGCTCCACGGCCCACATTTCATTAGTCTGTATAAATACACCGAATCCCTCGCGTTTTCTTCCTTGTACAATAACGGCGTCTTTCCCGCCAAGCCTGATGCTTTCTAGCTTGGCGGCAAACTTCGGATAATGCCAACGATCGAAGCGTAAGTACACTTCTTCGTCCCCATCATCAATACATTTGAGTGTACAGCTTTTCTTCAGGTCTGGATCCTTAACGGTAGCCAGAATTTCTTCTACACTTTTACCAGTTCGTGCCCTTTCGTCCTCCACTAAATCTTTGTATTCGCGAGTGACCGGGATTCCGACCCATGTTACTTGATGAGTGCCTTTCTTTGGTAATGTATCACTTGTATGCGTTGGAGTCGGAAGATACCATCTATTCCCAGGTTTCAGATTCTTGCGTAACTCAGCCATTACTTTGCTAATATAAGTCAAGTTAAATGGATCTGGGTCGAGCGCAAAGACATTAATGCGATCCGTGGTCTTTTCCCCAATACCTTTGATTGCAATAAGGTCTCCCCAAGAAATATCATATGGTTGTTCTGCAATCCAGTCCACAATAGTCCGACTAAGCACAGGTCCGATCTTCGGGATTTGAAGTAAACCGGGCATGATTGAACCGTCGCTCTGGGCCGTCCAACTCGGACCACAAGCTCTGATGTCCATTGTGGAAAGCTTGATTCCATGTCTATCAGCATCTTTGAGAAGTCGATTGCGTTTGACTTCATCATTCGTCTTCCTTAATTGTGCGGCGTAGAATGCAGTTGGGTGGTAAACTTTTATCCACATCTGCCAAAAGGCCAGCATTGAGTAGGAAATGCAATGTGCGACATTGAAGCTGTAAGTCGCACTTGTCGCCATAAAGCGCCAAATCCTTCTCGCTTGGGCATGGGAACATCCGTGGTGGGAACATGCGTGATCCTCAAATTCATGGTACATGCTCTCGAATTGTGCCTCCCCGAGTTTTTGACTAATGATCTGGCGGATCGCATGCACTCGTGTCATCGGAAAACCGCCAAGCTCACGAATTATTCTCAAAACTTGTTCTTGATAAACTATTTGTCCGTAAGTCCATCCTGCGTATTCATCGACAATTGGATGATACGACTCCCTTGGACGCCGGCCATGCTTAACATCAATGTAGTTTAATGCCATTCCCGAAAATAAAGGACCGGGACGACTGAGTGCATTGATATCTGCCAACTCTTGGAAGTTGTCTGGGATAACGTCGCGACAGACCAACCTAGTCGCCCTTCCTTCAAATTGGAATATGCCAATGACATCATTCCGTTTGAAGGCATCAATTGTCGATTGGTCATCCAGTGGGACACGATATAAGTCCTCCAAATCCATGTCTATTATTTCGAGAGCATGCCTTATCATCCCCATTGTTGATAAGCCAAGAATATCTTGTTTCAACATACCGAGATATGCAGCATCCTTTTTGTCATAAGCAACTACACTGGCTTCTCGGCCTGCGACAGTCCTGGTATAAGTAGCACTATAGTCATTAATAGGTTTGTTACTAATGACTAAGCCAGCCGCATGTACTCCCATAGAACGGTAATTGCCTTCGAGTCTAATAGCATTGCTGAGAACTGGAAAGTTTTCCAGAACTTCTTTTGCGGCTGGAAATGTTTCGAATGTATCTTCGAGGGAATCGTTAACACGTGAATCACCACCAGATCGTTCAATGATGAGATTTTTTATCTTATCGACTTCCCAGCTTGGTATTTGATAAGCACGAGCCACATCATCTAAGGAGTTCTTCCCACGATACCGTGTAAAGTTCGCAATGTTCCCAACATTCTCTGAACCATATTTTCTTGCTGCGTATTCAAAGACTTCATATCGTCTTTCGTCGTCGAAGTCAAGGTCAATATCTGGTGCTTCTTCTCTAGACGAATCAATGAAGCGCTCAAATAGCATATTGGGGTGCTGAACGGGATCGACTTCAGTGATTCGCAAAAGATAGCAAACAACTGAAGCCGCAGCTGAACCCCTGGCGGGTCCAACTGGAATTTGATTATCTTTTGCGAATCGGACAAGGTCGCTTGTGACCATGAAATAATCGACGAATCCTTTCGATACAATGACATCTAACTCAGCCTCCACTCGCTTAATGTACTCTTTTGGTTCTTTACGCATGTTTGCATTTTGAGTACGCTTAAGTCTGAATGTCCAGCCGAAGTTCAACCATTGCCTAAGCAGTTTAATGGCTTCTGGAGATGACTGAGCTAATGACGCTGCTTCAAGGCCGGTCGAATAATAACCGGCAAGTTGAGCAATTTCTTTAGCTCGTGTATCAGTGGTCATATTGCATCTTCTAAATAATCAAGTGCTGCCTGTAACCATTGTCTATCTTCTATAGCATATAATTTTTTGTTACATGATAAACACAATAAACCACGTAAACATTTTACGCAACCACGTTTGCAACAATTGTGATCATGATCCACCTGAAGTCTTTTTACTTCATTGCTCCATCTCGATAATGCTGTTTCATATTCGCCACATATTCCACATTTATCACCATACATTTGAATTAGTTTAGCATATGTAAATCCCCAACGTCTTTCAAATCTTTCATCAATCATACAGTACTTACATTGATTATCATGGTTATGATTACCGTTACGGTCTTTATAGAAGATAGCAATCGGTAAATCTTTTTTGCATGTTCTGCAAATCTTAGTATCTAGACCCATGGTAAATAATCCTTCTCAGATATAGGATACCTGAGTGGTTCGACCTTCGGTAATTGTACCTCTATTCGATCCGCAATACTAGCGGTGTTTGTTAATGCTTGTGTAGCTGCCATATCACTTAATCCGGTTCTTGATAGTCGATTCCATACTTTGTCGTCACTGGTTGGGATGTGTAAGGTGATAGAGTATTCCCACGAAGCCTCCACTTGTGATACAGAACTACCGCGATGACTAGCATGGAGTATCTTTTGAATCTCCGCGTCTCCAGGAGATAAATAATGGCAATCGCACGTCGCAACAAGTGGGACTCCACAGTCGATGGATATTTTTTCAAAAGTCGGATTAAGGACACAAGTTCTCTCAAGCTGAGGGAATGCTTGCGTTTCGAGATAATATCTATCTCCAAAAATCTTTTTGAACCATCTAGCAAGCCTACAGGCACTTTTATAGTGTTCGGACGTGTAGGTGAGCCGCTTATCACCATAATACTTTCCACCCAAGAGCGCAGACGATAATTGACTATCGGCGCAGCCGGATAGGACGATGAGTCCTTCATTGAAGCGCTCCAAGTGCTTAAGATAAATTGTTGGCCACTTGTAAAAATCCCGCCATGATTGCGTCACCAAACGATTAAGATTCTCCAAGCCAGTCTGGTTCATGGCTAGAATAGTCTGGTGACACTTGCGCATTTCTTCTGCCTTAGCAATGTAACCTTCGACACCATATATTGGCTTGATGCCGAATTGTTTACACGCTTTCTCAAGCTGAACGTGTGATGACGTGTTCCCATGTTCAGTAAGAGCCATGGCTGTCATGCCTAGTTCAGCGCAACGCTTTACGTGTTCACGCGGTAATCCGAATCCGTCGCCATAGCTAAATGTGCTATGATGGTGAAGACTCACGTACTGCATGGTCCCCCTCTGCCTTCATCTCAGCCAGAATATTGAGACAGGTACCAATTAAATCCATGATTATTTCATCTGTTTGTTCGAACTTGAGTTTTTCACCATCCCACAGGCATCTTTTGAGCTTGATGATTTTCCTCCACATATCAACAAATGGAGCTTTCGGCCCGAGACCACCACTTAATCCGCCGTAATCCTTGGTCTTCTTGAGATACAATTCCAGAGCTTTCGGCAAAATCTCGTAGACAATTCTGATTGAATCATCGTGTGGAAGATTTTCAAATCTGTATTCTATTAGATCAGGGCCTAGGCGTTCAACCCAAATTACTGGTTCACCGCATATAGATGGTTGCCTAGCTTGTTCACGCATAACTTCAGCTTGTGATGAACTTGGTCCCCAATAAGATTCTTTTTCCAAGGATGTTAGGTCATCCACGCTTTTCTCTCCAATTTCCAAGATCAATTAATATTTCTTCCAAAGCAGCATCTAAATCCATTGCTCTTGGGAACCAATCTAGATGCTTGTTATACGGCTGATCGCGCAGTATGGTAGGTAATTTCAATGAAGCAGCCTGTTGCACCATCTCGGGTAAATCATCCAAAACAGCGGCTACACGTTCACGACCGACTTGTTTAACTAGGTCGCGATATTTATGCTCGCCCCAAATCAAGTGATCATATTGTATCTTATTAGCACGTAGCCAGTGGCGGGTGTCTGGACTTTGAGTATCCAGCTTTAAATATGGTCTTGTTGTTGCTAACCATAATTCAGCTCCACATTTACGAATTGTATTAGTAAGCTCAGCTGCCCCTTCATAAGCTGGCATGCTTCGTTCTAGTCCACCTTGTCGATAGGCCAATTTACATTGTCGATAGGTTGATTTGCTTGTTTGCATAAATTTATGAAGGGGCAGCCCAGGGTTAATATCTTTGGGATCGGGCATTTGGCGTCCATACCATCCAGCTGCAAAACACAAGAAGTGCGAATGATAATCTCCTAATGTGCCATCTATATCAACAGCTACAACTGGTCCATCGAAATTGTGCTTCATGCTCGTCCGCCGATGTCCCATCCACGCTCATTTATTCGATGTCCATTACCCGTCTTACCGTTTTTAATATTCCATCGACAAACAGCCTCACCAGCTTCGATCATTGAGATCGCATGGAATATATCTACGCATTTATGGATCTTGACACATTTATCATCATGGAATACAGCGAGTTCATTGTTAAGGTCGATATCATAATACTGCAATCCTTCTGCTGATATATTGCCTTTTTCATCTTCCTCCCACTGAATACTTACTACTCCAGCATCACTTAATCTTGTCATTGGCTAACACCTTCATCGCTTGATAAAATGCATCACTGGTTAAAATACCTTTTTCCCATGCTCCATAACGCCCGAGGTGCACAAAGTCAGGTGCGCCATTAGTTTCACATCGTAATGGCTTCTCAACTATTACGGCACCTATCCACGGTGGTTTCTCCCATCTTTCAAAATATGGCCATTCCAATGTGGATCGGTTAAATATTTTCGCAGACCGATACCATGTACATAAAGTGGTTCCATCGCATACAATTGTAAAGTCGGCTTGTTTCGCTAACCATCCTGGGTCCACATCGCCTAGTGCCCATATCTTCTTACTTTCGAAAATATCACCAGGTTGAGCCCATAGTTTACGAGGTACAGTTGATATTACTAAATCAGCATTCCAAGTATAATATGTGTTGCTATTGTTAAGCTCATGCTCAACTATCCATGGCTCAAACTCTTTCCATAGCCAGTCATATGCCCGTCTTAAGTCCCAGGCATAGTGTTGTTCAGTAAGGTCTTCAGGACTTACAGTACCATCCCAAGATTCGCCGTACACCTTATGACGATATTCTTCTGGCGTGCCTCGTAATTGATATTCTACTAGGTGTGGGCCGTCCGTATCTATTTTTGGAATTGGTTTATGTAAATACTGGGCGCCATGTAATTTGCTTTTCGCTTTACGACTATAAATGCGAAAGTCCCAGCCACTTATATTTGCCGCATGAGCGACCATCAATCCGGCGGGACCACAACCCAGAATGGCGACGTGTTTAGTCATATCTTTGTGTATCTAACGATAATGTTGCGCTTAGCTTTTGGATCTATGACTTCAGCTTCGACCTTACCTAGCTTACCATGTCTAAACTCTGTATAGAATTCAGTTAATGTTATTTCATGGTACTCACGTACTATCTCTAGTTTTGGCTGCCTCTTTATGAAACATTCTTGCCTATGCTCCTCACGCCAATCTTCTTGCTCTGGTTCTCTATCTTTTCCCCATTTAGTTGCTCCACAACCTGTACACATATATAGATTTCGGTTCATTCCGGTAGGGTCCACAGCTTGGGAGAGCCTGATTATTCTTTTGATTTCAGATCCATCTGGTATTGTCGTCATGTAGGGATTCCTCTCTGTAGTGCGCGTGATTTACGGTTATACCGATGGTATGCGCGCGCCACCAAAACCCAGGCCAGGAGGTAGGAGGCCCTTACCTGGGTTCAGAATGGTGGCGCTTCAACATCATCTAGCTCAACCGGAGTTTCATCATCTAAAAAGTCAGCGGCATCTATGATCTCTGCATCATCTTCGATAATTTCCACGCCAGTATCTTCGTCAACCTGACCATTAGCTACAACCATTGGCTTTGGTCCGGTATACGGCAAATACTGATTGACTTCAGCACGAGGATTGCCTTCTAGATCACGACCCATCCTGGTTACGATTCTTACGACATGCTCGCCGGCGGGTGAGGCAATGACGTATGGGCCAATCTTTTTGATGTGGATTTCTTCAGTACCAGCCCGGTTTGTTTCTTTATCAGCATTTGGTCCGTTCGGCGGCCAGAACGCTGTTTCAACGGCATCTTTGGCCGCTTTTGAACCGTCCGTCAAAGCATGAAGAAATCCATTTGCTCGACCAGCTTGACTCTTGATGATATTCAAACCGTCCCAAATTGGAGCACCATAATATGTGTAGTTCGTGTCTTTGAGACCTTCAGCACCGGCCCCGCCACATATCTCAAGAAGAATTGATATGCGCGGTTTGCCCTTATTATCACCTTCCTTATTAATTTTGCCTACAGTCATTCGTTTGACTTTGGCAATATATGAGCCTTTGGGTGGCACTGGTCCCTCATACTGAGATATGCCACTGCCCCAGGCTTCTTCTCCCTTACCGCTGATATCCCACTTTAATTTCATCTAATCCTCCTCGCCATCCGCGCCGATGCTTACGCTAAGCAATTCGACATTGTCACTCTTATTCAGTTTTTGCCTAGGTTGTGGATTTTCAGGAACCACTCTAGGTTCTGGCGCCGGTTTCGGACCAGACTCAATCAATTCGCGAACTTGCTTCAAAGACAAGTTCACAGTTCTTGGCTCAAGACATAGAGTCCTGTCTTTCGCCATAACTGTCTTACTATTCTTCCATTGAATTACTCGAATTTCTTCCCATCTGTCTGTGCCATCTTCATTGACGCCGATCTTACGTCTGGCAATTTTCATTTGACCGAAGCTAGTCATCCAGCTAGCAACTTGCTTGGCGTATTGAGTTCCTTTACCTTGCATCATTGGCAATACAACCTTATTGCCGTCTTCATCCTCTTCATCTTGTTGAAGTGCCGTGAAAAGAACATTGACCGGAAGATTCGTGAATGCTTTCACCATTCTGCGAACTTTCTCAAAGTAAGGAATCCAATCCTGAAGTTGCGGTACGTCTGGGTCTCTGGAAGGGTTCATCCTCACGCCTTCTTCAAGAATGTAACGCATGCACATTTGCTGCATTTCCGTTAATGAGTCAAGTACAACCCAGTTGAACGGAATTGGGTCTTGATCTCGCAACCACCCATAGGCAGTAACGATATCATGCCAACCATGTATTTGCCACTTCTTTGCAGTTGAACCCAAACGCTTGGCGGATATGGTGCCATTATCTTCAGGTGCAATAAATAAAACATCATCGTCTGAACCGCCGAAAACAGTCTTGCCAACGCCGCTATCGGCGTAAACAAGTAAATTCACGTATTCGTCTTCATCCTGAAGGTCGACAATGTTAGACGGTAAGTCTACCACAATAATCTCTCTTTCTCATCTGGCTTTTCAGGCATTCTAATCACATATGCCTCTATTTCATCTGTCATTGCAACTAAGTTATCAGCGTCACCTTTCGATATTCTACCAAGAGCGGCCACACGTAAAACTCTACGTCTGAACGTCTTGAGTTCTTCAAGCCCCAATTCCTTGACTCTCGCGACCATTTAGTTCACTCTCCGCTCCTCACCTATTTCAAACTTGGCAACCAAGTCATCCATAGCCATAAAGAACGCCATGCCGTTAGCTTTGAGCATTCTCATAAACTTTTTATCCCAACAATCTTCACAGATAAGGAATTTGCCATACTCGTCAAAGTCAAGAGCATGCCAGATAGTTCCTTGATCACGTAGATTATTTTGCCCACAATGGCAGCATGGATCTGGATCAATATTCATATATGTCTCCATGTTTTATAATTTACAATTCTGCATATAGTCATTTGATTTACGTGAAAAATCTTCGCCAAGTCATATTGTGAATATTGCCCTGTAGCATACATTTTTCTTATTTCATTTACTTCTGCCCACGTTAATTTTGTCGAGGGATTACGTTCACCGCTAAAATCATATTTATAATGACAATTTGTACATCTAGGTGTATAGTTGTAAATATCTTCATCATCAGTATTGTGAATCCACGTCCAATGGTATGCCTCAGATCCACAATCTACACAATTATACTCAGACGCTTTTCCTCGTATAATCTCAATCTTACCATGTAATTGTCTGCGTGCAGTAGTATTGCCTGGTTTAAGCATCATGCAATTTCTTACTGCTAATCGCGCCTTCACGGTGATCAGCATACGGATCTATTGATTGCATTGTAGTGGATATAAAATATTCTGTGTCACCGCCGGATTCGTCAAGTTCGCATAGATCAAAAAATTTGCAGAAGTAACAGTCACGTTGAGGAGTTTTCAACAACGGCATGCGTCCGGTTCGCACGTCGTCCATAACACGGGCCTCTTCAGAGATACGGACAACTTGCCGTTGACGTTCTTTACTTGTGCGCGGAACAAAATAACGTAGGAAGTTTGGTGAACCTTGTTTCTTACTGACACTACCATCTTTGTTAAGTCTTTGACCATCTTCGTCAGTCGGCCTATCATCAATCCTGCCACGGCGAACAAAGTTATACTCCATTCCGACAATGCGTTCAGTTGGCTCAATTAAGCCCTGATGTCTTAACGCTGTTGTACCTACGGCGATGTATGTACTAGCTTGTTCATCTAATGTAAGGTGATACGTGATTATATCTTTCGCAGTTTTATGATCAACCATCTTTACTTGATTATCATTAAGGTCACGAACGCAAAGATCAAAAGTCCCAACGACCCTAACAATAGGCCGATACCCACGCTTACCCTTCTCCGAGACCATTGGTTTGTACCGGACATCGGGGATAATAACATCAAACTGCCGCTCAGCATCCAATACAAGCCAATGAGGATCGCCGCGATACAATTCGACATACGCTTCGGCCAAGTCCAATCCAAGGTCATGGAAATCTTCCCACTTGGCTACAGTCTCGTCGTTGGTGTAATCAGTGGTCTTCACAGCTGCAACTACATCACTAGATAATTTGTCCCACGTATCCGCAGGATGTGGGCCACGTTCTAAGCCAGGTATGTAATACTCAGCTAACGCTATATGAAAAAGAGACCCAAAATCAGCAGCTTCTTTTCCAAGCTCGACTTTGGGTCTAATTCTGCGAACGTACTCCATATACCAGGCCCATGCGCAACGTTTAAATGCTGCCCGTTCACTTTGGCGGAGAAGTGGAAGTTCTTCAACGTTCATGAGTCATTCCTAAATAATGACTTAATTCTCCACCATGGAGCATGGACCATTTCTTCCAGCCAGGTAGGTATGTATCATATGCCTTTTGCCAGCTAACTCTGATTGAATTTTGTTTATCGAAGTCAGCTTTGTCTGGATTGTTAACAATATTTGGATACTTAGCGTACAGCTGTTCGTGCCACAATTTCTTTTTTGCCTTGAGATTACCTTCGCCACCTGCATAATCAAGCATACCGCCAGGTTGATAGCGAGTGCCTACTGAATTTGATCGTGTTCCCAAGTGAATCATCCATGGATAGCCAGCTTGTAGCCCACGTAAGAATAGGTCATTGTCTTCAGCATATTCTAAGTGCTTATCGTAATTACCAATTTCAAGCACGTTATCGACATTTAATGCTACAAGCCTAAAAGTCCCGGTAGGCAATAAAATAAGATCATCACGGCCTCTTATTAATCTCCCAAGACAAAGATCATGATAGCCATATCTAGCTGTGATACCTAAAACTTTATGGTGTGTAGCACAAGCTGCAAAATTACTCATGCTATTGTATTTAACATTTGGCTTTATGTCGTCATCAGCAAGCACTATAGATTTCATGCCCCAACTGCCGGCTAAGTTGATGCAATGCATTCTACTATGTCCAATGCCACCATTCCTAATTGGCAAAGGGTGAATGCTTATTGTTGGATTCTGATTTTGAGCGCCTGGTCTTGATCTGAACATATATCTGAGATATGTGTCTTGTTCATCTGGCTCAACAATGAAATGAACATGAAAGTTTAGGCTTCGCCAAGATTCAACAAGCTTGGCGGCTTCTTCCCAGCGCCCACGTGATGGAATGAATACGTGGTTACCCATTATCGTGAACCGGGTCATCTTGGCTCAAGCCACAGACGACGCACTCCTCGCCGTCACCGATCTCGCCACCTTCTTCACATTCACAATTAGATTCATCTTCACCACATTCAAGACAAATCTGTTCAGGCTCGAAATCATGATCGTATTGATCGTCGTCGTCATTACCCGGTTCAAGGTTTTCGGGCATTTTTTTTTATTCCTCTCATGGTTTAATTTTACTGGGTGAACTGGTGTTCACGGGAATGCGGAGAGGAACCCCTTCGACTACACACTCCCGCGAACGCCAGAACACCCAGTGCGGGAAAACCGTGGCAGGAAAACCGCACTGGGGCTGGGGCAGACTTGGGATGCCCATCTGCCATGGGCGCTTTAGAAGCTAGCCTCACTCACGCCAGCTGCAACAGGCTCACCTTCATCCTTGGTGCGCAAGCGCCGACGTGTCTTGGCCGGCTCACCGTCGGCTGTTGCTGAATCGGAGTCATCGCCATCAGCACCTTCTTCAGCTGCCTTGGCTGCTTCCTTGTCGGCCTTCTCCTGTTCTTTCTTGGCCTTCTCAGCGTCCTTCTCAGCCTTTTTCTGCTCACGATCTAGCTTCCGCTTCTCAGCATCGGCATCACGCTTTTCCTTGGCTATACGCCGTTCCTCAACCAGCTCCTGTGCGTGGCCCTGTTGCCATTCACGGTGATGGATGAAGGTAGACGCGACCTGCGCCTCACTGACGAAGTCTTCACCTTCGTTTTCATTGATGTAAGCGGTGAAACTCTTCATCGCTGGACTGGGGTTATCGACACCCCAACGACGGCCTTCTGGCATCTTACTTGCTCCTTTATCTATGACTGGTCTTTTCTCGACCTAACTCAATTGTATCGAATTTTCTCGCGAAAGTAAAGAGAAAAACCCTAAAAATTCAGTTTAATTTTATGCCGTTTCATCCTCCTGTCGTCTTTCGCGGGTTAATCCGCATACGTCTAACAATGGCGTTTGGACCGCCATCCACACGCAAGCTACGACGACCCTGGCGGGCTAATCGGAATTTGAGCAGCCTTTCGTGTTCTTCAATGGTCTCCATATTGACAATTCGCTCCATATACTTACGAATCACTTCGTGATCAGGCTTGCGATTGATGACTAAGTATGCACTCACGAAGCCAGCTGCGTAGACTATTATGCCTTCCAGAATTTCAATTATCATCCAGTAACCAACTTCTTGGCCACGTCTAGTCCTCTCGCTCCATCCATAATGGATTTGATATTGAATTCAGCTTCAGCATTAGCTTGCGCGATATGCTCTTCAATTGTGTTCCTAGAGAACACTTTCCAAATAGTCACTTGGTGAATTTTACTAAGTCGGTGGAGCCTATCCTCAACTTGCTCCTGGTCTGAAGTATTCCAGGTCTCATCAAGAATGACCATTTCATCGGCTGCATCCAAAGTCAAACTCACCCCGCCAGCGGTTGTCGTTAATAGCAAGACGCGAGTAGGACTGGTTGGATTATTTTGCCAATCGTCTTTGATTTCCTCTCGTTTCTTGTCTGGCGTATAACCAGTGAACTTATGGCTCAGGATTCCCTCTTTGGCGAGTCCATACGCGAAAGCATCAATGAGCTTTGAGAACTGACTGGCAACCACAATCTTAGGCACGTCGGCTGGAGCATGACGATAATCTGGCGCCATATCTTTGTCGATACCTCGCTCATTAAGAAATTCGATGAGCCATTCATACTTATTACTTGGCAAGATTGGTATGAATACACCATCATCGTTGAGCTTTCCATAACTACCGGCAAATTGCTTAAGTCTTGTGAGTTCCGCCAAGATGCCGGTGGTCTGTAATATGCCACCTTCAAGTTCGGTCTGTGCCTTACGTTCCATCTCTTCATATGCCCTCGCTTGCTCGTCTTCCATTTCAAGCCAAATGATATTATAGAGCTTTGGCGGGAGATCAGCAGCGACTTCTGCTTTGGTTCGTCGAATCATAACGCTTGATGCCTCTTTATACATTGCATCTTTGTCTTTAATGCGACCGATTACCATGCCATAACCATTCTGATATGTATCAAAATGCTCATTAATCCATCGCCAATAACTCCTGAATAGATCAGGCTTAAGCCAGTTGAGCTGGCCCCACAGATATTCTTCTTTGCCCCTAAACGGAGTTCCTGATAATGCAAGTCGCAATCCTTGCTCTTTTACCGTAAGCGCGCCTAATCCTTGCTTCTGAGCAGACCATTTCTTTCGATTGCCTGACCCGCCGGCAATTGTCTGGTGAGATTCATCAATGATAATTGCTGACCATTCATAGTCGAACAATTCCTGAACGGCCTCACCGACGATCTTGAACTGCTTTTGGCCGTCCTTTTTGACATAATTGCCATATTCATCTATCTGAGCTTTGATTCTGACATAATTCGGACTTGTGATAACCCAAATACGCTTTATGTCATCGCGCTTTTCCATAATTTCAATGGCACGATTAACCACATAACCACGCTCATCAGGGCTTAAATGTGCACCGATAGTGATAACTTTCTCACCAGGCGCCCATTTCCTTAGCTCTTGTGGCCAAGTTAGCTTTGCGGCGGATTTGGGGGCAATGACGAGGATGGGGCCAGTAAGGCCCGATTCAATAATTGCTGCAATTGACTGAATGGTTTTTCCAAGTCCTGGCTGATCTGCGATAAGGCAGCTGCGGTTTCTGGATGCAAAGGCTGCTCCAACAGATTGGAAAGGTCTTGCACTAATTGCGCTCCAGATTTGAGGATATTTCTCGCGGATTCGCGGTAGGTCGATGAGTCCCATGTGCTGGACATCTGGAATGGTCTCCTGTCTTGCTTTTTCCTGCATTGCCCATTCATTGAGCGATGGCGAAATCTTGATATTGGCGTCAAATCTATTTGCTACTTCGCGTGCTTTTACACAAGTATCCCAGTGGGCGGGAAACACCCAGAATTTGTGTTCACCGTTCCAAATTGCTGGCCCAGGCAATCTTGCCTTGAGCTCACGATTTAAGTCTGGGTCATAACCGTCAAGTTTCACCCAAATCTTGAGTGCTTGATACTCATCGGTTAAGCCCATTAGCCACTGACGGCTCATTGGGTTCCTCTCGTTCTTCTGTCCATACTTTAATTATAGTCCACTTTCGATTGAAAAGGAAGATTTCAAAGGCGCTTTAAATAAACTGTTCATGTATTATACCAGGAGTAGTCGTTGACGTTGGCGACGGAGCTACCATTGGCGGGACCGTCGTTGACGATGTGCCGCGACAATCTGGGCCCCAGGATGGAGGACATTGTCTGCAACTGCCGTCTGGCATAATATATTCTGAACAACCACTGCCTGGTGGCGTTGTAATTACTGGTGCTATTGGCTTGAGCGGTGGCCCAATATAAACATGCTCGTGCGGGGATATAGCAGAATTGATTACCACAATTCCCATAACTCCTCCGCCAACGAAGCCGAGCATAAATGCCTTAACAATCATCCTACTCCTATCACGCTGTCTGCATAACATGCGTGGAATCCAAAGTCATCTGCGAATTGAATAATCACTTTTTCTTCCTTGTTCGTTATTACTTTGAAATTTTTAGGCTTAATCATGGCTGATTTAACCGCACCATTAATGCGATTAACCCAAGTTATTGTTGTGTTTCTATGTTTCAGGAGGGCCGCTTTAACCTCGCCAGCTTTTGACTCAGTATCCCAAGGCACACTCGTTGAAAGTCGCTCTACTAGGCTCTCGGCGGGTAGCTCGGAGATAGCGATTCCCGGCCCTGAGGCTAACGGTAGCGCGATGCTTCGACGGGCTCGGTGCGAGGCCCTACGCATCCGTTCGGCATCCGGTAAGTCCTGTGCCAGCTTTGCAGCATGGCTGATATTTCGACATTTTATTGGGTTACCTGCGAATGTATACCAAACATCTGGCCACCATTGTGTCTCTGGCCACTCGATGTCGATGCGTTCATTATCGCCGCGCGTAGCGTTCAAATGTAGAATTTCGCTGTCATCATCGACATACCACTTACCAGTCCATTCAAAATCCTTGATGAACTTTGCAAAGTTATTGACTTTGTCTTTATGCGTTGCCCCAAATGAATGGTAGCCAGATGGATTCTTAACGGTGCCTCTACTCATTTGCCTCTACTATTTCTGCTGCGCGTTTTAATGCTGTTTCCCAAAAACCATCGCGATAAGCCTGTTCATAAACGTCTAGTAGATCCTCGGCAGCATCAAGTGCTTCTTCTATATTTGCTTTATTCAGCAAATCTTCGGCTTCAGCTAGCTCTGCTATGTCATCTATAACCATTATTGGCGTAGGATCACCTGACCATTCGCCGGATAATGGGTCTGGACACATATTCATGACTTCTTCATTATTAGACTCGAAACCTGCTAATAAGATTTCTGCTGTGTCTCGACCAGTTTTATGATTGATAAGTAGTTCGGCAAATACTTCACCTTTGGTTCGGCCAAGTCGGTACGCTGCCTCAGATAATGGATCGTTGTACTTACTCATGTTCTGCCTCACCATCACTGAGTAATTGGTTAGCTTTTACAAAGACGTCCCAGGAATATATGCCTTTTTCGTCTGAAAGGCGCACGTAAGCGCCTACCAGACCTCCTCGCTCGTCTTTCACCTCGCGTTTAACTACACATGGAACAATATAGCAGCCACCTGGAGATAATTTACCACCAGGAAATTTCGCATACATTATACTGCTATCCTAACTGCTATCATTGGGTTATCACAACCTGGACATGGCTTGGGCGGCTCCATTACATTCCCGCCGGAATTCAGCCATTCAATGCCATTATCATCAAAATTAGCCTTATCCCACGTCCCACCTTCTGGGCCTCCGTTCTGTGGGTGATAGAAGCAACCATTGGCTTGCACTCTATCAATATGTTTACAATGTTGATCGCCATATTCACCAGAGAACTTAAACGCCGGACATGTACACGACGCTGGATCATATGGATTCACAGTAACATTATAAATATTGCCGCTGCTTCCGCTTATCTGGAAGTTACTTGCCCATTGTGGGCAGATTAGCGCAACTTCAATGGTTAAATCTGGCATATTTCACCATGGCCATTGTTGTAATGTCTTTCCATCGTCCTCACCGCCCATGATTTGGGCGTTGTGCATTCTATCGAAATGATTTGAGCTGAGTGTACATAGAAATCCTTGATCACTCACGCTCGCACACTTGCCAATACTTTGTAAAAATTGAATGTCTTCATCACTTGGTCTGTTCACATTATTCTGTGATCCTTTCCAGTGTCTTTTCTAGCCATTCCTTGTCATCGCAGCTTTTGACAGCTACGATAACCTGTTCACCTAAATCCTCAAGGAGGGCTTTATCACTGGTGAATTCATCTTCACTGCTTGGAACTATCATTTGGCTTGTTCCTTTTGTTTATTTTCACGTAACCAATCTTTGAATAGCTTGAAACATACTTCATGCATATCAAAGTTACCGGCTGTTCGCATATCGCGCGACTCTTGATTTAATTCAGATTTCAGAACGCGAAGTTTGTAGAAAGGCTTAATAAGTTCCTTCCCGCAAACATCGCATACGACGACACTACTCATTTAAGCACCTGCCTTCTTTCTCAGTGGTGCGACATTTGGATATAGAACAGCTGCGTGATCTACTGCGAACCGAATATGCGCTCGCGCAGTTTGCATGGCGTAATAGCTTCGCCCAATGGCCATTGCCATTTCATACGTGGATTCATCTCGCTCAATTCCACGTATGACGCGATCGACTTCATCATCTTCCCAGCGCATACCTGTACGGTTTGCATTACGTTTAGTCTTTTCGACCATGCGCTTGAAGTCACGCTTTTGTTTGGCGCCCCATTTGGCCATTACTTAATCTCTTTCCTGTTTTGTTCTTTGACTTCTTCATCGGCTCGCAAATTCACGCTTTGCGCCGCTGCTTGACCACGAGACCATGCAGCTGCGTCATATCGCGTAGTTGGGTCCTCGCGAATTGCGCGATACCTGATTCGCGCTGTTGTTTGACGCTTACGCCACCGTTCTTCTTCTCTCAAACGATCACGCGCGATCTTGGCTTTTTCGACATCACTGAGCGCATCCCACTTCGCTTGGCGTTCAGCATCACGCTGAGCATCCTTTTGTCGTTTGACTTCTGGATCAAACTCAGGAAACACGCGATAGAATTCAGCATCCACACGATCTCGCGTATCGACCAGTGCGAGCGCGAATTTATTGGCGTCCACATGCTCTTCACCTTCTTGAGCAATTTTCCTGATATCATCGAGCCGTTTCTTGATTGTTGCCCGATATGATCGCGCAAAACTATTTCGCGTGGCTATTCTTAACTGAGTCCCGCCAGCATACGGATATTTGAGATCCTTGCTATCACAATATTTCTTGCACGCTCGCTTCAACTTATGAATTGATTGGCCCCACGGCGTGTTACCTGGGTCAATCGCTTCGCCAACTTTCCAGCCTAGCTTTGTGTAGAACATTTCTGCCTGATCTTGATCTTGATAACGCCATGGCCACTTCAATCGTGTGTCTTTCGCCTTCTCAGCTAGCAACACTTGATTTTTCCAGCTTACGCCAGCGCTCGCGAATACATATGCGTTGTACTCGATGGACTTGTTGATGTCCCATTGCGGATTGACATTATTAACGAATGTCTTGAAAACATTGAACCAAATCCTTTCCGCGTAGGTAATGTCGTCTTTGTATCCGACGATCTGATATATCCGCTGCCCCTCACGATACCGCCAATTGGTATTCACGCGAACGTTACAATGGTCGAGGATATACATCATCATATCCACGACCTGGTTGTCGAACTCCCATTGGTCATTTACTGCTTCGCTGCGTTGTTCTGCGAAGTTCACTGACCAACTTTCGGTTACTGGAGTGCGAACTCTGTTACCACCGCGTTCTGCAGCTTGGCGGGCCTCGTGCTCATCAATCATATGTTGAGCCATCAGCTTTTCTGCGCGTTCCTCCGCCAATTCACGCTCGTGCGGTGATGCGCCTTCATCAGCTGCCAAAAGCAACAGTTTGTTGATTCTGGCCATTATATTTTCATTTGGTTCGGTCATGGGTTCCTCTCCTGTAATTCACCTAACGGATTACAAATTAACACTGGTTTTCTCTGTTTGAGAGCATAGTGAATGGTGTACCACGTACCACTACCTCGCATCTTCTCTGGGCCATCAGGTAATGCAATCAGCTTATCAACAGCATTAACAATATCTCTGTTCCTCGGGAGGAATTCTTTCCTTGGATACCATATACAATTGGCATAGTCCCAGTCTGTGTACTTCATTTCACGCGATGTGTCGATCGACGGGTGAAGGATGATTTGCTCAAGTCCTAAGTCTAGGCTGTTTTTAGCTACTTTATGCGCAAATGCATCAGAACCAACGCAACAACCGTGATGGAACTCTGCTGGAGAATTGTCCAACACATATTGGAGCAGCCATCTCTTTTGCTCCGACGTTGGCTCGTGACGAGAACCTGTGAAACCTAGGTTCACTCTTGCTCCTGTAACCATGTCTCAAAACGATACATATAATCCATGAAGTACTGTAGGACATCTTTCCAGTTTGTACTATGCATCACGATGAATCGTTCGGATACTTCGCCATCGCCAGCCATTACCACCCATCTACCAGCATTTGAACCGTAGTCATCGCGAATAACGGTTAACATTGTTGGCTTAGTCTCGTCATTGAGAATCTGAGACGTTATTTCAGGACATCCCATACTTTCTGGAGTTGCGCCTGTACCATCTATCAGCCAATCGCTTGGCCAGTAGATTTCTGTCTCCGTTGTAGAGATTGTTACATTACCCATTACATTGCCTCCTTGTAAGCGTCGATAACATCTTTCGGCAGCGTCCCGCCCTTAGCGACGTGGAAGCCAGCATCCTTTGCCCATTGACGAATTTCTTTGGTCGGAGCCGGCAGATTTTCACCATATGGATATTTACTAGCACTGATTTGTTTTGGGCGCTTAGAGTGCACCTTCACTGGTGGCTTAGGCGGTTCATCCGGCCCAAACGCGGCTGTCGCCAACATCAGAACTTCATGAAGCTCACGTGGCTCCATATCAATGGTTATCTTCACGCTTCGCGCTCACTCTCTGGAGTTACTGGATTATCATTAAGATAGTTTTGAAGCTCTTCCAGCGAACCAGTCAGATCCCAATTCTCGAAAATACCGACACTTGGATCGCCATATGGATCGAGTTCCTTGATCGAATCCACAATCGCTTGAAGAATCCGCCGATCAACGTTCGCCATAGCGAACTCATTGAGCGTATGCCTAATCTCCAGGGCTTCGAGTGCACCATAGATCAAATTAGCTGGTACCACGACAAGTTCACCTGTGTCCACCGCGTCTGCGTTATTGACTAATTGCTCATCGTGCTCTCCTGTCATATGAAAGCCATACGACATATGGTCTGGCCCGCAGATTTCGCATGGCGTAACAAGCACCAAATCCTCGAAATCCCAGTCTTCACGAGGACTATGGTCTTCGGGTAAATGGCCATGTGGATCTTGCTCCCAGCGTACTGTAACAATACGCAAGTCAAGCCGATTAGGGCTGCCTGGTGGTGGACTATCATCTACATACTCTACTGTGCCTTCACCTAAGCACGGTAGTTGTTTTGAGCGAACTTTATCGCCTTCTTTGATTTCCATGGGTTCCTCTCATCCTGGTGATTTGTATATCTTTTTTGCGTCGGCTAAATCCGACATCTTACCGGCTGTTGTTTGCCGGAAGTGCGTGGACGAGTTTACGACTGCTGGTTTGATTTCCAAAACAGTCGCAGTACTCGGCTTGACTCTAACGCGCAACTTTGGGTCATGATGTTGCATAGCTTCCGCGTGTTGCGCAGCGTCATCTTGCTCGTCATGCGTGCTGCGTATTGTCCACAGTTGCCTTTTTGCATTCCAGGCTAAGACTCGCCAAACTGGCTTTTTCAATTGGGTTCCTCTCGATGAG